AGATCCACTCTGTGTAGCTAAGATAGGTTCAACTCTTTTACCTCCTTTTTTAATTCTATACTCTCCGTTAAGTGCAAGCACCTTCCTAGAACCTGATGTGTTGGTTTTAAAAAGTACGGTAGCATTTTTATTTTCTGTAAAGATAAATTGCATATCTTTAGCAGTATCGGGGTTAGTGTTAGAAGAGTAAATATCGCCGTTTTGAAACGTCACATAAGGAATAGTCATTTCGACAGCGTTAAGCATATCTGGAGTTGCTGACATTTGACTGAAAGTTCCAAAATAAGGCACTGTCTGTTCTACCACTGGGGTGCTTCCGTAGGATTTATCAGTAGCTCCGTTGTATACGTTAATTTGCTCTCCTCTTAGCTGCTTTCCTATGTAGCGGCCGCTTACAGTGCCTACGCTGCTGTAGGGAAACTCCTGAGCTTCTGCAAAGTCTGCTGTATTATTTCGCAGGGCTTCTATATTAGAAGCTACAAGTACCCCGTTGGTATAGTCAACTTTTCTTAACTTAGCTGAATCAGAGATTGTAACAGCGTTATTAAGTAGCGCATTGTAGTCAGAATTGTCGAATTTCTCCGATAGGTACGGGGTAAATATAGCAACTACAGAAACTGGGGAGGTTGGATAGGAAGCCGGTGAAAGTCCTAATCCTGTTCCCGGATCTGCTAATTGCAGTAGGGTAGTTGACGTGTTTACAGTCTTACTGATAAAGTTATACTCTACTCCGGCAATTTTAATTTTTTCTAATTCTCGTACTGTATTATATACATTTACTCCGTTTGATAGGTTGTTTCGGAAATAAATGTATTTTAGGTAGTTGTAACCTCCCTTACTGCTGTAATCCCAGTAAAAGTACATATTACCTGTAGAGATGACAGAAGTTAGAAAATCGTTTTCACTAAGTTCGTCAAACCCTGCGCTTGGGGTTAATATTGAGAGGTACTCTGTTAGCGTATAGACGGTTTCCGGGTGTTCTTCTTGCTTGAAAGGATTTTCGTCGTTAAGCTCTCCTGTTACTACATCTATAACTGATCCTCCTAGTTCTCCATTATATTTTTCAACTCCTGTATTTTCTGTTTTGACAACAGTTCCGGTTGGAGTTTTTATACTAGCTGTGTAGGTTGTAGAAAGGTTATCAATCACTCCTCCGTCCTGAGCTTCTAAGAAAGCTGTATCAATAGAAGCTGAGTATTCTGGCTGGGTAAGGGACAGGGCAGGCTGTTTTATTTTACCTCTTTCTAGTAGGTGAGGCTTGATAATAATCCCTGTTGTTGCACTTGCTCTTACAGGCACAAAATCTTTTACCATTTTAAAGACCTGGTTATCAAAGAACTTGATAAGTCTGATAAAGTCAAACATATCGTATCTTGATAAGTTGCCAAGGCTTGAAGAGATGAAAGGCTGCAGGGCTGTGTAGGTTGAGTCGTGAGCTGTTCTAGGGTCTCCAATATAGTTATCTATATTGAAACTGCCGGTGATATTATCGACTATGTACTTATCCACATAGTAGGTAGGTGAAAAGCCTACTTCTAATGTATGAATATCTTCTGTGTATTCGCCTGCAGGATTTTGAATAGAAGTATATTGAGAAAGCGTACTTCCTGGTACGATACTTCCTGTGTTGTTAATTCTGATCTTATCTACAGAGCCTGTTTCTGCTGCAAAGTATGGAAGAGAGGATCTACCAACTCCTCCAAATTCTTTAATTTCTAAAGATCCACTAGGTATGCCAAAGCAATTGATAAGCGCTCTTAAGCCGCGCTCGGTACCCTTTGTCTTAATAAGATAAGGAAGGTTGTGGTATAGTCTCTTATAAGTCTCCTGGATAATATCTTTATCGGGAGTAGGTGAGTTTGAGGCAGTTACAAAGGAAGTAATCTGTTCTGACCCGCTATCGTACCACTCTCCTAATAGAAGCGAGGATAAATTAGCTACTGAGAAGTTCGATGAGTATAGTTTTACTCCAAAGCTTTTTAGTGCTTCTCCTACTAAATCTTTTGATATACCGTAATCCAGGCGGTTATCTGTATCGTACTTATCTGTAACAGCTTTAGCGTAAACCCAGATATTATCAAAATGCTGCCCTATCATGTTTAGGAATAAGGAGTACGGAGCATTGCTACTGTCTTGACGTATAAATTCCGGGATTGTGTATACCAGATTGCTCTGATTTAATTCATCGTATAGTGATGCAGAAGCTAGCTGTGTGTTGTACCAGCTTACAGCAGTGGGATTAGATGCAGTTAAGTTTGTATACGGCGGCAGGCTGTTGGATTTAGGCCATGCAAAGCTAGTACTTTCAAAGTAGAGGTATTGCTCGTAGCCGTCAAACTTACTAATAACTCCGCTAACAAGTCCATCGTAGTACGTACTACTTCCGCTCACAGCAGCAGAAGCACTCACGGCTAATGTGCTTTTAATAGAGAGAGACTTACTTTCGTAATACTGTACTAATCCTAGCTTATATTTAAAGTTTTCTAATCTCTCTTGAGCAGAAGAGAAGTGTACAAAATTACTGTAATCTGTGTAATCAACGCTTACCTGAATTCCGCTTTGGCTTGCTTGAAGCAATAGCTTGTGGTAGCTACCGGTTACAGGGTACGAATATAGTTCATCGTAGTTCAAGTATCCGGTACTTAGTACATTCTGCTCTCGATCCTCTAATGTAAAATTAGGTCCTTTTAAGTATATGGGTTGTTCCGGCTCTGGTGTAACAGTAGCTTCTACTTGGTAAGATACGCTATCTGCTACTAGCTCAACTAATGTAAAGATGTCTTTAATTGCAACTGTGTCCGGTAAAGCTTCGTATAGTTTTAGTAGAATACTTCCATCGGTTTCTACTTCTAGATTTACTCCGATGTAGAGGTTGTTTTGCTGAAAGTTTAATCTAAATTCTGTAAAGAAGGAATTAGATTGCAGTTGAGTTTTATACGTTGCTAGAGCTTGTAACAGGGCTTCAGATAGCTCTACTCCTTTAGCTCTAATCTCTAATCTATCCGGAGAGATTTCGGAAATATAAAGAGAGGCATTTATAATGGGTCTCAAAAAGTGGTAGAGTAAACTAACTCCTCCTTGAGAATACCCTAAGCTATTTGCATCTGCTACAGGATCAATATACAGGGTACTGGCTCCTTCTTGCCCAGCTCCTGCTGAGTTTAGTAATTGTTTCTCGTTTTGGTAATTGTATACTGAGGTTAGTAATTCTCCTGCTACAGAGTAGGCGTGAAGCTCTATAAAATGCTCATCTACGTTATACTGCGAGTTAATTACAAAAGAGTTAACTAATGCAGCATCGGAAGTTGAATAAGTTTCAACTCCTAGGGTTGTAGTATTAGCAGGTATTACGTTGTATTGAACTGTAGCCATTATTTACTTTGTTGTACTGAGAGTGCTAGTATTTCCTGATTAGCTGAGAGTAATTGCTGTCTAAGCTGTGTGATTTCGTCCAGTAGGGGCTGTATATCAACTGACTGTACTTGTTGTGAGTAAAGTTTAGAACTTTCAGTTACAAGATACTGATGTGAATTAGTATCTCCTTCAATTGGAATTCTTAAGTACAGTTTGTTATAAAGTCTAAAGAGTTCTTCTACTGTATCGGTGTCTTCTGCAGGAGTAGGTTTTGCAAATGTCTTAAAGGAGGTATCTACAACCTTTGTGAACTTGATAGGGTCGTATACTGTTTTTTGCAGTTTAACTTCTTCAGCCATTTCTTACGACTTTAAAAGTTATTCCATCATCTAAGACAGATGTAGATCCGTCAATTGTAGTTTTAATTAAAAGTCTGTAGTACCTTTCAGGTTGAAGTCCGTTCATGTAGACATCGAAATAGTTACTAGAGTCATCACTACTAATTTTAGTGTACGTAGTATCAAAATCCACCACCATTTCCTCAGTATTTTCATCTCTTAATCCCCAGTACGAAGCAGTAGGTAGGTAATACTGAGTTAGGTAATTAGAGGATGTTACAAAGGTTCTTGTAGGATATTTAGGACGTACGTTTAGTCTAAATCTGTATTTCCCTTCATCTGTGTAACGATCCTTAGCATTTTTAATACCCACTACGCAAGTAGGATCCGTAACTGCTCTAGTTGCTACCAGGCTGCTGGTAGTAAAATCATCCCATTTGAACTCTAAGAATGGAGGATAGATGGTATGTGTGTTAGAAGAAAAGTACTTTAAGAAAGTTAAACTTCCAGTCTGGAACTCGTTGGAATTATTTAGCTTTAAAATAAATCCGTTATTAGGTAAGCCGCCGCTTATACCTTGAGATTGTGAGTAATGAAGTTTAACAGAAGGAGTTACATCTATATCAAGGTCGTGAGTAGAGACTACTGAATGTGATTGATAGTGAAGAAGATTTATACCGTTTGATCCGGTGTACCATGTACCTCCTAATACCGTACTTCCAGAAATAAAAGAAGCAGTTGTGTTTGTAGGAGCTGGGCTAGTCCATCGAGTTCCTGGTTTAGTATAGTACCAGCTCACCCCGGACATATTGATAGGACTATCTCCGTACTTACCGGTACCTGTGTCCCAGGAATCATAAAGTGGAGCTGCTTCTACAACATACCCTGTGGGCACCTCTTCTCCTTCTGCAAGGTATAGTCTAATCGATGCAGAGAACTGCATTTGATTACTGCCGATAACGGTCGGTGCAATTTTAGTTTCAATTACGTCTTCAACTTCTGAGTTGCTGAATTGAATAACACTTCTGTTTACAAAGCTGCTAGAGCCGAGATAGTATGAGCTAATCTCTAGAATTTCATCCAGGCCTGTATTAGTAGCTTCATATCTTGAGTAGAGAGTCGCATCTTTCTCAGGAAAAATTCTATAGATTGCCATCTTTTATAATAAATATTTAGAGTGAAGTTACGCGACCGATTATATCAGTGTCTGGATATTTTACTTCGAATATACAAGGATCATAAGAAGGGTATACAATGTTATTTTTAGTAGCTCCTTTTATGTCATATGCATACTGTGAGTATACTCCTCCTACTTTATTCTCAATTTCTATGTTTTGAACTGTTTGTACTCCTTTTACTCTATCAAGTAAGGTGTAAAGTGCAGATAGGTTGACAGGTTGGTTTATTGACCATTTTTCAACTTTGAAGTAATCCTGTAGTGCTTGAGTACATGCTAGTAGTACATCTCTTCCAGTGTAGTTAGGTAGGACTAGAATGTCGTATTTTACTCCAATATTTACTACAAATGCATCCTTAACGTTTACAGCATCTGTAAGCATTCTGTACTGGGAGAGATAAGTTTTTAAATTATTTCGAAGAGTACTAGAAGCTGTAATCAGTTTTTTATTATTGTCGTAGGCCAGTATGTACAGAGATAGGGATAGCGGGTTGCTGTCTATAATAGCGTCTGTAGTCGATTTTGTAGAGCTTAGCTGGTCTTGTACGATGTAAGCTTTTGCTACCGAACCGAATTTAGAAGGTAGTGAGAGGGTGCGTACAATGTAGTCTTCTTTAGTTACAGCTCTTAATTGTTCTGAATAAGCTTTTAAGCTATTTTCGCGAAGTTCGTCAGAAGTGTCTCCGTCTTTACCTCCTACAGCTGCTGCTGGGTTGTTAAATGTTAATGTATTCTCGTAGCCTGATATTGTGGCTGTTCGAGTTGCATTTAAGATTGTTGTAATTGTATCAGAAGGTACATTTGCCTCAACTCCTCCTCCTACTAGGTAGCGGATCTGAAGTACTGTATTAGCCGGTGCTAGACCGTAGGTACCTGTAAACATAAAGTTAGAGGGATCGTATGCAGTGTCGATTTTAGAAACTCCTATAATTTGATCTCCCAATCCTACGTTGGTTGGATCCGGGGTTATAACCATATCAGATCCTCCTGTAGTCCCGGCTCCAAACTGTACCTGCAAATCTCCTGTAGAAGTAAATCTAGTTACAAATCTTCTAGGTACTTTCTGCAGCTGTATTACATATGGAACTAAATTTGAATCGGAACCTCCTGAGTTACTTTGTTCTAGGAAGATAGTATCTTGTGCTAGGTAAGGTACTTCATACCACTTACTGCCAGCTCCATTACTGTCGATAATATCAAGTACTCCAAGTATATTAGAATCTTGAATCGTAATAGTTTTAAATTTTTCTGGAGAGGTTACAGTAACAGTAGTTGTTTTTATTTCAGCAGAAAGAGCTTTAACCTTCTTCTTAAGTAAAAATTCTGTTACAGTATCCCCTGATGTGCTATATATACTAACTTCTGTAGGATCGTATGAGCTTGAGAAAGCAAAGTTAATTTTATTATCTACTAGGAATTTTACTGGAGTACCTGTAGTGGATTGCAGGGTTGCGTTTTCACTTACTGTCAGGGCATAGTTGTAATTTGGCACATACTGTCCGGATACTAATTGAGCAGGTATCCTTTGGTATACATCTAGATCTACAGTAGCGGCAGTACTTATTTTTGGACGGTAACCCATCATGTAGGCTAGTGTGTATAGGTTACCGGGTTCCTGGGCGTACTGTAGGAAAGTTTCCTGTAGTTGAACATCTTGGTAGAATGATAGTACGTCTCCTACATAGGCAGCCATTTCCATAAACATCATACCTGGAGATGTTGGAGAAAAGTCGTTGTAGGTGTCTGGGAAGTAGTTTTTAGCGTAGTCTACTAGTTGTTGACGAAAGTCGCTAAAGGTTTTACCTACATATTTTATATCTCTCTCCTGTGCCATTATTGTTCAAAATTAATTACAAGTTCATCTGTAATATTAGTCTCTCTAACAGAGTATTTTAGTTCAAAAGAAACTGTGTTACTATCAGGAAGGGGTGTTAGTTGCATACTGTTAACAATAACTTGCGGAAAAAATGCTTCTAAGCCTCTTTCAATAATTGCTTGTATGTTCTGTAGGCTTTCCTGTGTTATTTGC